TTAAAATGGAATATCAAAATCATAATCAGTTACGGCTGCTTCATTAAATGGATTATCATTTATAGAATCTAATTCCTTTTTAGCTTTATCCCAAGGTTTAAGAACACCCTCTTTAAAAAAGGTAGTTGGTCTTCCACAAATTTCGCAGTATCTTGCATTTCCAGGACAGTCATGTTCAATATACTCGTCAAAATCCTGATCATAATACCCCTCACACTTATTTTGAGTAGCTAGTCCACATATTCTACAAAAATTAGCATTGCTACTAAACTCTTTATTATCACAGCGAGGACATTTTACCATTTTTTTATTTTCATCCATCTGTACACCATCATTATATATCAAGTAATCATCCTCCTTAATTATCAAGGCATCTAAAAATTGACCGCAAATACTGCAATACAGAGAATTGATATTAATTTCTGAGTTATGACATACGGGACATATAAGAGCGTTATACTGTTTTAAAATATCACGATTAGAATCTTGTAGAAAAACAAACTTATCATCTAGCCCTAAATTTATCATTCTATAAACAACTGCCATTTCTCCTACTAAAAAGAAATCTGAAAGAGCACTTATTTCGCCATTGAAAGCAATATACTTTTCGATAAAAAGGTCTTCAGGCATTAAAGCTATTGCAGCTCCTTCATTAGCTTGCCACTCAAAACCTTTATAGTAAAAAACTTTTCGGTTGTTATCATTACAAAAATATTCAGTATAGGGATGGAACCAAAAGTGTATTAACTCATGCATTCCATCAAAATTTTGACCCTTTTTAGAACGGTTAGAATTTAGAGCCATAAAACTTTTTCGTGGGTCTTTATATAAGATGCCTCCAATTTTTATTGAATTGAAACGAATGTACTCTAGTTCTAATTCACCTTTTTGACAATATAAATCAATAATATCTCTAGATTTTAGTGGATAATCTTTTCTAGTAATTCCTAAAGATTTAAGTTTATTTTCAACAATCGTTCTAAGAAAGTCAGGTTCTATAAAGCCCTTTATTACCATTGTCGTTAATCACCTTTAATTTTTTCCCTTGATCTTTTGATAAAATCAATTGCCAATCTAATGTCTTCAGGAGAAATACCCTCTTTTTGAGCTTCCTTAGAAAGCCTAAAATAAGCAGGATCTAAATCGGCAAAATTATTTTTTTTACTTTTATTTTTATTAGTATCTGACTTTCTTCCAAGCAAATAATCCACTGAAACATCAAAATACTCTGCCAATTTACATAGTACATCATAACTAGGTTGTCTAACCCCAGTTTCGTACATACCAATAGATGAGGTGGTAACGCCTATTTTATTAGCCAATTCAGCTTGGGTAATCTTGTGTTTTTTCCTTAATTCTTTAATAACATTACCTAACATAATAATCACCTCTAATTATATTATAACTTATAGTTATAATATTGGCAATAACCCCTAAAAATATACAACTGATAGTGAAATGATTAGAAAATCTTAGAAAAACAAAGTATAAACAAGTAAAACTAAGAATTTATACAACTAACAGTGATATTTTGTGTTTTGATTCTATTTCTAAGTGTGATAATATTTTTTTCAAGGAGGTGAGTACATGGGAAATCATCTTACAGATTTAAGAAAAAAGGCAGGTTATAAAACGGCTAAAGAAGTTTCTAAAAAACTAAATATTAGCACTGGTATGGTTTATCAAATGGAAGGAGGATATAAGAAGCCGAGTATTGAATTGGCCTTAAAGATGGTAGAGTTATACAAATGTTCACTTGAAGATATTTTTTTACCCTTAAATACAACTGATAGTGATAAAAATAAAAAGAAAATACAACTAAAAGTTAATGACTAAAAGTGTTTTAAGAAAATGCAGGTGATATAAATTAATCAATATCCACATCAAAGACAAGTACTAAACCAAACTCAAAAGATTATACTCAAGTCATTTTTCACCATCCTTAAAACATTTAACAATGATAGCCAGATAAAAACTTAAATAACTTTTTTAAAATCTGTTCACCAAACTACTATCCTCATTTGTTAATAAGTGAAGAGATAACAGAGAGAAAGAAAATAGAAGTATTAAGGGGGTGAAACAAATTATTAGTTGATTATAAAACCTATTGGATGGTGAGAAAATGATGCAAATTAATCAAGAAATGATTCAAAAAAAGCTACAAGTAAATGGCTGGACTCAAAACGAACTCGCAAGACGTATGAATATTCCTAAGGGAACTCTTAGTAATGTCTTATCTGGTAGACGTGGTGCAGGCAGAAAAGTAATGTCTAGTCTACTTAGAGTATTTCCAGAAGAAAAGTTAGAGAATCTTATTCTAAGAAAAAGTAAACAAACTGACAAAAGAGGTGAAGTATTATGAATATTAAAATTGAGTTAAATGTAAAGGCTCCAGAGCTAGTTAGTGCTATTGAAAAGTTAACAACTGTAATACCAACTAAGTCACTTGAAGCTGATTCTAAAGAATCTAAAAATGATTTAAAGGAAGATACTACTGATAATAAATCAGAAGTACAATCAACTGTTGCTGTTACTTTAGAAAAAGTAAGAACTAAATTAGCAACTCTCGCCCAAACAGGAAAACAGGAAAGTGTCAAAAAGCTTATTAAAAAATATGGTGGGAGTAAATTAAGTGAAATTGACCCTGTGTATTATGAGAAGCTTTTAAAGGATGCGGAGGAAATACAATGAAAAAAGATCATGCACTTTTATCTGCTTCAAGTTCTAAAAGATGGCTTATGTGTCCGCCAAGTGCAAGACTTGAAGAAAACTGTCCTGAAGAAACAAGTATATATGCGGAGGAAGGAACCCTTGCTCACTCTTTAGCAGAGCATTTTATTAGCTATACATTAGGTTTTATAAAACAAAAGGATTACTGCACTAAAATGGAAGAGATGACTAAGCATCCTCTTTACTCTAAAGAAATGGTTCAAAGCCTAGAAACTTATATAGATTATGCCCTTGAGAAAATAAATGAAGCTAAAGCTAAGACAAAGGATTCAGTGGTGCTTCTTGAACAAAAGCTTGATTTTAGCCCATGGGTTCCAGAAGGATTTGGAACAGGCGACCTTGTCATTATTACTGATAGTATCCTTGAAATTATTGACCTTAAATACGGAAAAGGGGTGACCGTAGAGGCTAAAAACAACACCCAAATGCGTCTCTACGGCCTTGGGGCAATCCATCATTTTGGTTGCCTATATGATATTAGTACAGTAAAAATGACAATTTGTCAACCTAGACTTGACCATATATCTACAGAAGAGATGTCAGTAGATGAACTTATAAGATGGGGAGAAACCTTCGTAAAACCAAGGGCTCAAATGGCTATTAATGGAGAAGGAGAGTTTAAAGTAGGGGAGCACTGTAGGTTTTGCAAAGTAAGATTTACCTGTCGAAAAAGGGCAGAAGAAAATTTAGAAATAGCAAAACATGATTTTAAAGATCCAGCTTTATTATCAGATGAAGAAATATCTGAAGTACTTAAAAAATCAGAAGAAATTAAAAGATGGACAAATGATGTATATGACTATGCTTTAAAAAGAGCAGTAGATGAAGGAAAGAAGTGGGAAGGTTTTAAACTTGTTGAAGGTAGGAGTGTAAGAAAATACTCCGATGCTGAAGAAGCAGCAAAGGTTTTAATTAAAGCTGGATATAGTGAAGATGAGATATTTACTAAAAAACTATTAGGAATATCATCAATGGAAAAAGCTTTAGGTAAGAAAAAGTTTAAAGAGTTTTTAAGTGATTATGTAGTAAAACCTGAAGGAAAACCTACTCTTGTACCTGAAACAGACAAACGGGCCAAGATAAACTTAATTAATAATGCAATTGAAGATTTTAAATAAAAGAAAGGAGAAATGAAAATATGCAAAATACAAAAGTAATTACAGGAAAAGTAAGATTTTCCTATGCAAATGTGTGGGAGCCAAAAAGCATTAATGGAAGCGACCCAAAATATTCAGTAAGCCTTATCATTCCAAAAACAGATAAAGAAACAATAAGAAAAATTAGAGCAGCCATAGAAACTGCTAAAAAGGAAGGGATAGCAAAGCTTGGAGGTAAGATACCAGCAAATTTAAAAACTCCCCTTCGTGATGGGGATATAGATAGAGCCGATGATGAAGCTTATAAAGATAGCTATTTTGTAAATGCAAATAGCACTACAAAACCTGGTATTGTAGATAAAAATGTAGAGCCAATATTAGACCAAACAGAGTTTTATTCAGGCTGCTATGGAAGAGCTTCTATCGTGTTTTATGCCTATAATGCTAATGGTAATAAAGGAATTGCCTGTGGTCTTCAAAACCTTCAAAAGCTAGAAGATGGAGAGCCGTTAGGCGGAAGAAGTAGAGCTGAAGATGATTTTACAGCAATTAATGATGATGAAGAAGATATTTTAGGGTAAAGATATGAAAACTTTAGCTATAGATATTGAAACCTTCAGTAGTGTAGACCTCACAAGGTGTGGGGTCTACGCCTACACCGAATCAGAAGACTTTGAAATATTACTCTTTGGATATGCCTTTGATGATAATGAGGTAAAAGTAGTTGATTTAGCACAAGGGGAAAAGGTGCCAGAAGAAGTAATGAGGGCATTAACTAATCCATCAATAATTAAAACTGCTTTTAATGCAAACTTTGAAAGAACATGTATAAGTAAGCACTTTAATATACCTATTATGCCTAGACAGTGGAGATGTAGCATGGTTCATGCACTTATATTAGGTCTTCCAGGAAATCTTGAAGGAGTAGCTAAGAGTCTTAATCTTACAGAGCAAAAGATGAAGGAAGGAAAGGCCCTTATAAGATACTTTTCAGTGCCTTGTAAACCCACAAAAACAAATGAAGGAAGAACTAGAAACTTTCCAAAACACGATATAGAAAAGTGGAATACCTTTAAAGATTACTGCAAAAGGGACGTAGAAGTTGAAAGAGCAATACGTAAAAAATTAGAGAGCTATCCTTTAACAGATAAAGAAATACGGCTTTGGCAGCTTGACCAGAAGATTAATGATAGAGGAGTTTTAATTGATAAAGATTTAGTAGCCCATGCAATAAAGTGTGATGAAATCTATCAGAAAAAGCTATTAGAAGAAGCCATCCATTTAACAGGACTTGAAAATCCTAATAGCCCTGTCCAGCTAAAAGGGTGGCTTGAAAAGGAAGGATTAAAAATTGAAAGTTTATCAAAAGAAAAGGTTATAGAGCTAATTGAAAAAACTAAAAATCCTAAGATTAAAAGGGTGTTAGAGCTTAGACAGGATATGTCAAAGACTTCTGTTAAAAAGTATGAAGCTATGGATAGAGCTATGTGTAAGGATAAAAGAGTGAGAGGACTACTTCAGTTTTATGGTGCAAATAGAACGGGAAGATGGGCAGGTAGACTTGTACAAATCCACAACCTACCTAGAAATGACATAAAAGATTTACCCTTAGCAAGAGAGCTTTTAAAAGCTGGAGATTATGAAACTTTAAAGCTTTTATTTGATAGTCTGCCAGATGTTTTATCCCAGCTAATTAGAACAGCTTTTATTCCATCAGAAGGGTCAAGGTTTATTGTAGCTGACTTTTCAGCCATAGAAGCAAGAGTTATAGCATGGCTTGCAAGAGAAAAGTGGAGAATGGATGTATTTAGTTCCCACGGTAAGATTTATGAAGCTTCAGCCTCACAGATGTTTAAAGTACCTATTGAAACTATTGATAAGGGTAGTCCATTAAGACAAAAAGGGAAAATAGCAGAGCTGGCCCTTGGATATGGTGGCAGTAAAGGAGCACTCATAGCTATGGGAGCTATAAAAATGGGATTTAAAAAAGAAGAACTACCTGAGCTAGTTTCAGCTTGGAGACAGTCTAATCCAAACATTGTTAAGCTTTGGTGGGATGTAGAAAGTGCTGCAATAAAGGCAGTTAGAGAAAAAACAGTAGCAAAAATGCAGTATGGACTTAAGTTTTACTACAAAAGTGGAGTTTTATTTATAAAACTTCCTTCAGGAAGAAATCTTGCCTACGTTAGACCAAGGATTGAAATAGATGAAAGGTTTAATAAAGAAATGCTTACCTATGAAGGAGCAAAGCAAGGAAGCAAATGGGGAAGAATTCCTACCTATGGGGGTAAGCTTGTTGAAAATATAGTTCAGGCCATTGCAAGGGACTGTTTAGCAGAAGCTATGCTAAGGCTAGACGAAGCAGGATATAGAATTGTATTCCATGTCCATGATGAAGTTATTCTAGAAGTACCAAAGAGTTTTGGCGCTTTAGAGGAAGTAAAAGAAATAATGGCTAGACCAATTGATTGGGCTCCTGGATTACCTTTAAGAGCTGATGGATTTGAAACTAAGTTTTATAAAAAAGATTAGAGATAGGTACCTAACGAAAAGGGAGGGACCGCACCCACTAAGGATTGTTTAGAGGGTATGAAATCAAATACTCAATTTATTGAACGTTCTAACAAATCTGCATAAAGAAAAGGAGTGGGGTGTAGTCTTACTCTTCTAAAAAACTCAAAAGACATAATACATGAATAGATATACAAAATCAATGTATAACCCTTGGAAAGAGAGGAGTTTAGATATGGATAAAAGACCATTTATATATGTTTGTTCTCCACTTAAGGGAGATATTGAAGGAAATATAAAAAAAGCAATAAGGTACTCAAGATTTGTCTATAGAGAAGGCGGAATACCATTAGCACCCCATGTAATCTTTACAACTTTCCTTGATGATAACATTCCCGAAGAGAGAAAAGCAGGTATTAAGATGGGACTAGACCTACTTCTAAAATGCAATGAGCTTTGGGCCTTTGGTGAAAGAATATCGGAAGGAATGAAAGAAGAAATAAAGATGGCTAAAGGGCTAGGACTTAAAGTAAGAAGATTTAACGTAAGATGTGAGCCTTTGGAGGTGGTAGATGGTGAATCTAAATCCAAAGGAAATTAAATCATTAAAGCACGATGGAATGATAACCATTGCTACAGGAAGAAGTAGAAAAGAACTTAGCTGGAAAAACAAAGAGATAATGTGGTCAGAATTAGTTAAAAGGCTAGAGAGAACTACAAGAACATCAGAAACCTATGAAGAGTATAAAAAGCTTTCTAAAGCTAAAAGAGATGAAATAAAAGATGTAGGTGGCTTTGTAGGCGGAACTTTAAAGGGCGGAAGAAGAAAAGCAGATAGTGTAGTATGGAGGCAACTTATAACCCTTGATGCAGATTATGTAAAAGGAGATTTATGGGCTGGTGTTGAGACTATGTTTGGCTATGGGTGCGTTATGTATTCAACCCATAGTCACAGTTCTACAAATCCAAGATTAAGGCTAGTAATTCCCTTAAAAAGAGCAGTTTTGCCAGATGAATATCAGGCTATAGCAAGACGTATTGCTGCAGATTTAGGAATAGATTTCTTTGATGATACTACCTATCAGCCCCATAGGTTAATGTACTGGCCTTCAACTTCATATGATGGAGAATTTATTTTTAAAGTGCTAGATGAAAAATGGGTTGACCCTGATGAAGTTTTAAAAAGATATCCTGACTGGCAGGACTCAAGCTACTGGCCAGAAAGTTCAAGAACTAAAAGGAAAATAAAAAAGCAAGCTGAAAGACAAGGGAATCCCCTTGAGAAAAACGGGCTGGTAGGAGCTTTCTGTAGGACCTATACAGTACATGAAGCAATAGAAAAATTTCTAAGTGATATTTACTCACAATGTAAAGACCCAAATAGATATACTTATATACCCGGCACATCTTCTGGAGGACTTGTAGTTTATGAAGAAGGACTATTTGCTTATTCCCATCATGGAAGTGACCCTATAAGTGGTAAGCTTTGTAACGCATTTGACCTTGTAAGGCTACAGAAGTTTGGTCAGCTTGATGAAGAAGCAAAGGAAGGAACTCCTGTAGTAAGGCTTCCTTCCTATAAAGCTATGCAGGAGATGATAGTAAAAGATGCACAGGTAAAAAAACAGATAGCTAGTGAAAGAATGGCACAGACCAGTGAGGATTTTCAAGAAGAATGGCAAACAAACCTTGAGATTAACAACAAAGGTGAACTGAAAAACACTCTTACAAACATGATACTGATACTAAGGCATGATCCTGCATTAAATGGAATTTTTTACAACGAGTTTAGAGGAGGTATTGATGTGGAGGGCCTGGTGCCGTGGAAGCGTCTAAAAGCCGGGTGGAATAAAACAGATGAAGCTTCTCTTGCAGGATATATCGATGAAAAATATAAACTTTATTCTCCAGGAAGACTTAAAGAAGCAGCACTTAAGGTGGCAGTTGAAAGGTCTAGGCATCCAGTTAAGGACTACCTTTATAGTTTACCCCAGTGGGACGGTGTAAAAAGAGTAGACGAGCTTTTGATTAAATATCTAGGAGCAGAGGATAACGAATATACAAGAGAAGTCATGAGAAAAACTTTAGTTGCAGCAGTAGCAAGGGTGATGAAACCAGGAACTAAATTTGATACAGTTCTTGTATTAAATGGTCCTCAAGGAGTAGGGAAGAGTACCCTCTTTGCTAAGCTGGGAGGAAAATTTTTTAGTGATTCATTAGCAATTTCAGATATGAGAGATAAGACAGCAGCAGAAAAACTTCAGGGTTACTGGATTATAGAGGTAGGAGAGCTTGCTGGTATTCGTAAAGTAGATGAAGAAACTTTAAAGTCCTTTTTATCAAGGCAGGATGATAAGTATAGAGCTAGCTATGGGTATACCGTAGAGGATCATCCAAGGCAGTGTATAATTGTAGGAACTACTAATCAAGAAACTGGATTTTTAAGGGATATAACTGGAGGTCGCCGTTTTTGGCCTATCAAGACGCCAGGCAGTAAGGGGGAAAAGCCTTGGGATATTAAGGCTGAAGAAATAAAGCAGATATGGGCTGAAGCTACCCATTTATACAATAAAGGTGAGTCTTTGATTCTACCCGATAGTCTTATTAAAGAAGCAGAAAAGGCTCAGATTGATGCTCTTGAAAGTGACGAAAGAGAAGGGCTTATTAGAGAGTATTTAGATAAGCTTCTTCCTACTAATTGGGATGATATGGACATTTATGAAAGAAGAAGTTTTGTAAGAGGGGATGAATTCAGTAAAGAAATAGTAGGTACATTAAAAAGAGATAAAGTGTGCACTATGGAGGTTTGGTGTGAACTTTTTGGAAAAGAGCCAAGTAGCATGAGAAAAATAGATTCTTATGAGATAAATGCAATTCTCAGAAAGATTGAAGGCTGGGAGAAATATAATGGGAATAAAAATGGGATGATGAACCTACCTATTTATGGAAAACAAAGAATTTATGTAAGAATGGATAATGAACAAGAAAACAAGATTTAGTTTTTGTTCTGACATCTTGTTCTCATCTTAAATATTGATTATTACTATATTTATTTACTATATAGAACAAGAGAACAAGATTTATATATATAAATAAATAAAATAAAGAATATATAGATATATATGTACTCTATAATTTCTATAATTAAGAATACTCTATAAGAAAATCTTGTCTTTTGTTCCATTAAAGAATTAATAAAATTGCTTAAAACTTTGTAAATACAAGTGTTGAGAGGATTTTACTTCTAGGAACAACGTTAAAATCTTGTTATTAATTTTAATTATTTTTATTTAGGAGAAAGAAATGAAAGAAAAACAAATAGAATCTAAATTAAAACGGGAAGTGGAAAGAAAAGGTGGACTGGCCTTAAAATTCATATCACCTACAATGGTAGGAGTGCCAGATAGGTTAATACTTCTTCCAAGAGGAAAGGTTTATTTCGTAGAGCTTAAAGCTCCTGGAAAGAAGCTTAGACCTATTCAGCTAAAAAGAAAAAAACAGCTGGAAAGCTTAGGATTTAAAGTTTACGTTATAGATTCATTTGAAGGAGTAGAAGAATTTATCCAGGAGGTGATGGATTGAAATACACACCTTATCCATATCAGGAATACGCAACAAAATGGATTATAGATAAAGAAAAAGCAGGCCTTTTGATGGAGATGGGCCTCGGGAAAACAGTATGCACACTAACTGCAATTAATGAACTTTTATACGATTACTTCGATGTTGTAAAAGTATTAGTTATAGCACCTCTTAGGGTTGCAGAGAGTACATGGGATGAAGAGGTTAAAAAGTGGGATCATTTAAAACACTTAAAAATATCAAAGGTGCTGGGTACAGAAAAAGAAAGAATTAAGGCCCTTAACATAAAAGCTGATATTTATATAATCAATCGGGAGAATGTAGCATGGCTAGTTAATTTATATAAAACGAATTGGCCCTTTGACATGGTTGTGATAGATGAGCTTTCAAGCTTTAAGTCCCATAAAGCTAAAAGATTTAAAGCACTTAGAAAAGTAAGACCCTTTATAAAAAGGATTGTAGGGCTTACTGGAACTCCAGCACCTAACGGACTTATTGATTTATGGCCGCAGATATATCTTTTAGATGGTGGTAAGAGGCTTGGAAAAACCATAACAGGATTTAGAGAAAAATACTTTATCCCGGATAAAAGGAATAGAGAAATCATATTTTCATATAAGCCAAAAGAAGGTGCTAAGGAAGTAATATATAAAAAGTTATCGGATATATGCGTTAGCATGAAGGCTAAAGATTATCTGGACCTTCCAGAAAGACTAGAAAATATAATAAATGTTAATCTTGATGAAAGGGCTATGAGGCAATATAAGAGATTAGAAAAGGACTTGCTCCTTCCTTTAAAAGATACAGATATTGTAGCAAACACTGCTGCCATTCTTACTAACAAGCTTCTACAATTATCTAATGGGGCTGTTTATGATGAAAACAAAGATGTAAAAGAAGTTCATGATGTAAAACTTAAAGCCCTTGAGGATGTAATAGAAGCAGCTAACGGTAAACCGGTACTTGTATTTTATACCTATAAGCACGACCTTATGAGAATCAAAGGGCATTTGAAAAATATAAGGTGTAGAGAACTAAAATCACCAAAAGATATTGAAGATTGGAATAAAGGAAATATAAAGGTTCTTTTAGCCCATCCAGCTTCAGCAGGACATGGACTTAATCTACAAACTGGAGGAAATATCATAGTTTGGTTTGGCCTCACATTTAGCCTTGAGCTTTATAGCCAAGCTAATGCAAGACTTCACAGGCAAGGGCAAAGAGAAACAGTGATTATTCATCACTTAATAGCTAAAGGAACCATAGATGAAGATGTGATGAATGTGCTAAAAAATAAAGAAGCAACTCAAGAAGAACTTCTTAAAGCTGTGAGGGCAAGGATAAATAGAGTTGCTTAGTGGGGGAATAACAATGGATGAGAGAGATTGCTTCGCTTATAAAAATAAAAGATGCACTATTTTAAAATCAAATAAATGTGAAGGAACTGAGTGTGGATTTTATAAAACTAAAGAAGAATTTAAGCTAGGACAAAAGAAGGCACTTGAGAGAATACTTTCTTTAAATAAAGATAAAAGACATTATATAATTGAAACCTACTATGGTGGAAAAATAGAGGTGATATAGCTATGAAAGCTAAGGAATATTTATCACAGGCTATTTGGCTTGATAAAAAGATTAACAATAAGCTTGAAGAGAAACAAAGGCTAGAAAGTTTGGCCCAAAAAGTTACAGTGGATATTACACAAGAAAAAGTATCTGGCGGAAAAATAACAAGTCCTATGGAAAATGCTATTGTTAAGCTTATAGATTTAAGTCATGAAATAAATGATGATATTGATAAGTTAGTTGATTTAAAAAGAGAAATACTAGAAACTATTAACAAGGTAAATGATATTACTTGCCAAGTTCTTTTAGAAATGAGATATATATGCGGTAAAAGCTGGGAAGATGTAGCAAGTGCTATGGGTTATGACAGGAGTACAATATTTAGAATTCATGGAAAAGCATTAAAAGAAATTCAAAAAATAAAAAGTTGCGACTAAATGCGATTGAATGCGACTATTAAAATGTAGTACAATATAAAGTGTAAAGGTATAGAAAAATCAAGAGTACCATATGCTGTTTGAATAGGCCGAGGTTATATCGATTCGATTCCAAGGAAACGCAGCATTCTTGATAAAATGGGCCCTAGGAGATAAACTCTAAAGGGCTTTTTCTATGCCTTAAATAGATGAAAAAATCACCTTTACAACGAACTAATGTTCGTATAAAATGTTATTATATAAAATTATGGGGTGATGAATATGATGGTAATAGGAAAAGAAATTAAAATGATTGACAGTATAAACTTGAAAGGAATATCCTATCCTGTTAAATTTGGATTTGAAGTAAACGATGAGTTAAAGGCAATAAAGGTTAAAAAAATAAATAAAGTAAACAAAGAAGAATTAGAAGGAAAAGAAGTTTATAAATTTTCTTGTGAAAGCGAGATTGAAGATGAAATTTTAAAATTTGATATAACCTTTGATACAGATACATATAAGTGGGTATTAACTGACATACAATAAAAATTTAAAGGGGAGTTTCGGTTGGATAAAGGAGAATTTATTCTTGTCTGCAGTAATTGTGGACAAAGATTAATTTTAGAAAATGGCATAGAATATGATAAGATAACAGAGAAATTTAACATAGTTATTAGCGACACAAAGGAGATTTTAATTATGTGTAGTGAATGTGGGAGTAAAGTTAGATTTTAGGATTTAATACATAATGATGGCTCTGAAATAAGAATTTTTCAGGGCTTTTTTAATACTTAAAATTTGGAGATGAAAAAATAAGAAAATGTAAAAAATGCCCTTGGGGAACATGGCTTACACCAAATAAGGTGTACTGCATGTTCCCTATTTGTTTTAAAGAAAAAACAGAGAAGGAGAAAAGTTATGCCGAGAAAACCAAAGCGTATGTGCAGTTACCCAGGCTGCCCAGAACTGACGGAAGGAAGGTATTGCGAGAAACATCAGAAGGAAGAGACGAAGAAATATAACAGAAATAGAAAATATAAAAAGCTTTATAACAGCAGTAGATGGCAAAGGTTAAGGAAAAAGGTATTAACAAAGCATCCTCTTTGTGTAGAGTGTGAAAAGAAAGGAAGACTTACTCCAGCAACTGTAGTGGACCATATTGTACCCCATCATGGTAATGAAGCTTTGTTTTGGGATGAAGATAACCTTCAGGCCTTGTGTAAGTCTTGTCATGATAAAAAGACAGCAAAAGAAGATGGAAGATGGGGAAGTAAAAATAAAGTGTACACCTATTAAAGTTATGTGGATAACCCTGTGGATAAGCTGTTGATATTGTGTTGATAACTTGAATAGGGGTAGGGGGTATAACATCTCAACACCTTACAGACGCAGGAACGGGACGGCCCCCTCACGTGAAAATTCGCAAAATTCCAGAGGGGGGATATTATAGGTCAAGCACGTATAAAAGCTTGATTTTTCAAGGTTTAGAGCAGTATCAACATCTATGAAAACCTGTTGAAAAACTTAGGTTTTAAGGTGTTTTTTTATATATTTTAAATTGGTGGTGGTAAAAGTGAAAAGAACAGAAGAATTAAAAATATTACCCATAGATGAACTTATACCTTATGCAAATAATGCCAGAACCCATAGCAAAGAGCAGATAAAAAAGCTTAGGAGCAGCCTTAGAGAATTTGGCTTTGTAAATCCAATACTAATCGATAAAGATAAAAATATAATTGCAGGCCATGGCAGGGTAGAAGCAGCAAAGGAAGAAGGAATCAAATCTGTACCATGTGTTTTGGTAGAGCATTTAACAGAAGCCCAGAAGAAAGCATATATTTTAGCTGATAATAGACTAGCATTAGATTCAGGATGGGATAAAGAGCTATTGGCCCTAGAACTAGAGAATTTAAAAGAACTGGATTTTGATATAAACCTTACTGGATTTGATGCTGCAGAGATAGAAGATTTGTTTTCTAACATTCATGATAAAGAAGTAAAAGACGATGATTTTGATGTAGATGCAGCCCTTGAAGAAGAGCCAATATCAAAACAAGGAGATATATGGATACTTGGAAAGCATAGGCTTATCTGTGGAGATAGTACAAAAGCAGAAACCTATGAGAAGCTTATGGAAGGTAAGAAAGCAAACTTAGTGGTTACCGACCCACCATATGGTGTATCATATGAAGGAGCTGCAGGGACCATACAAAATGATAACCTTGATAATGATGCTTTTTACAAATTTTTATATGATGCTTTTAAAAACATGGAAAGTGTAATGGCAGATGATGCATCAATATATGTATTTCATGCAGATACCAAAGGACTAATATTTAGAAAGGCCTTTGAAGATGCAGGATTCTATTTATCAGGGGTTTGTCAGTGGGTTAAAAACTCATTAGTTTTAGGAAGAAGTCCTTATCAATGGAAACACGAACCCTGCCTTTTTGGTTGGAAAAAGAAAGGAAAACACAAATGGTATGCAGGAAGACAAGAAACTACAGTTTGGAATTTCGATAGACCTACAATATCAAAATTACATCCAACTACAAAACCAATACCTTTAATTGCTTATCCAATAAAAAATAGTTCAGTTAGTAACTGCATAGTTCTAGAACCTTTTGCAGGAAGCGGATCAACAATTATTGCTTGTGAACAACTCGATAGAATATGTTACGGTGTAGAGTTAGATGAAAAATACTGTGATGTAATTGTTAAAAGGTATATAGAGTATGTTGGAACTGATGAAAAAGTTTTTTTAATAAGGGATGGAGAAAAAATAGCTTATAGAGATATTGATATAACAAAATAAAGGCTTGACTTTACCTGTGTTTAGAGTGATGTATAGACTACACTAAAACGCAGGAGGCTTGGAAAATGAAAACTTTTACAACCTATTCAATAAGATTAGTTAAAGAAAAGGCAGCAAGGTATGATATCGACAAAAAGATAAACTCACCAAAAGAAGTTTGGAAGATAGCAATAGAAATTTTACAACTAAACGAGATGGCAGAAGAAGTGTTTTCAATAATAACATTAAGTACTAAAAATGAAGTAATAGGTGTTTTTGAAGTAAGTCGAGGAACACTAGACTCAAGCCTTGTTCATCCAAGGGAAGTATTCAAAAGAGCACTACTTAGCAACGCATCATCAATTATACTACTTCATAACCATCCTTCAGGAGATCCTAAACCCAGTCCAGAGGATATTAGGATAACTAAAAGATTAAAGAATGCAGGTGAGCTTTTAGGAATACAGGTTTTTGACCATGTAATTATAGGAGATGGATATTATAGTTTAAAAGAAAAAGGAATGATGTAAAGTTTTAGGTTTAATGCTATTTTTCTTGACTTATCTGTGTTTTAGAGTGATATATAGTAGTAACAAAAACACAGAAAGGGGATTTGAAAATGCAAGCCATATTTATAAGGAAGGCATTTGATTTAGAAGAATTAAAAGCATTAACTTACGAGGATCTAAAAATAGGAAGAAAAGGAATTTCGTATGAAGTAACAAAAGAAGTTAATCTTAGCAATAATGAATTTAAAAGGTTTACCCGAAATTTCTTAAAAGACCAACCTTGGATTACAGAGGGTGAAGATGGAGGAATGAACAAAAACGGTCAGATAAGATGTATAAGAGTCAAAAATAAAGAAACAGGAGAAAAAATTTTAGTAAACTCTGAAGGGTACACATACTCAAGATATACTGCATTAGAACTAGATTAAGGCCATTAGGCCTTTTTTAGTTATGTAAATAAATCCCTTGACTTACCTGTGTTTTAGAGTGATGTATATAGTAACAAAAACACAGGAGGGATTTTAAATGAGTAGAAAGGAACTAGTAAAAAAATTAAGTGAACATTTTGGAGTAAAATCTAAATATCTAGGAGCACCAAGTTTTGCATACCAAGTGGAGACAGAAGATGAAACTTACACCATTGACAGAGAAGGAAAAATAATAAAATCTTCAGGAGAAGAAGTACAATTTAAACAGTTATTAAAAGGACCTGAAAAAGTAGCACCTAAGGAATTAGAAACTGAAACAGCTAATAAAATACCAGCTGAAGATATAGTAATTACTTTACCAATGGCAGACCATAGTGGAAAAACCTTAAGAAATCTAGTTAACATGATTTACAGCAAGCAAGACCTTATTAAAAAAGCATTAGAAATCGAGAAAGATTTAGTAAGAGATGATTTTGCCATAGGTATTAATGAAGTGAAAATTGAAACCTTAGAAGATTTTAAAACTGCTCTTGAAGATATAGGAAAGAATAGCTGTCCAGGGATTGAATTTAATTTTTATGATAAAAAATTATATTTTAATTTTTTACAAGGAGAAGAAGAAAATAATGAAAAGATTAAAGTTTATAAACAGTTTATATCCATTCTAAATAAAACTGCTAAAAAATTAAAGCATGCTTCAGCAAAAGTAAAATCTACAGATAATGAAAAATACACCTTTAGAACCTGGCTCTTAAGGCTGGGAATGATTGGAGATGAATATAAGATGGCAAGAAAAGAACTACTTAAAAATCTATCGGGCAATGGAGCGTTTAGAAAAGTAAAATCAAAGGTTAAAAGCAATGAAGTAGAAGAATAAAAACTACAAAAGGGCAATAAAAGTCTTGCAATTACCTATGTATAGAGTGATGTATATAATAACAAAAACATAGGGAGGTGCAAAGTATGAATAAGTGGCTTATAAGAGCAACTCTTGAGGGTCTGATTTTTACAGCAAAGGAAAAGCAGTGTGTACTTGGTGATGATGCTAAAGAAGATATAAATAAGCTTAAAGAAGTTTATGAAGAATTAGTAATGTTTTGGGATTTAGATGAAAGCCTAATAGATGAATTTGAAGCAGTGATAATAAGTAAATTGTAGAAATTGATTACTAGGAGAATAGAAGAGAAAAATTGAATTAGAAAACAATAATGAAAACACTATAAAAATTTGGTATAATATAACAAAATTTAAAAAACTATTATGGGGGGGATGATATGGAAATAAAAAAATTAATATTACAAACACTAAAGGGATTGGAAATAACAGCTATAGAGAAAATAAAGATAATAGGGCCTGAAGCAGCTTCTGATGATCTTGATAGGATAAAGGATATGGTAGATGAATTAGTATGTTTTTGGGGTTTGGATGAACAAATGATGGATGATTATGATGATAAAATACAAAATGAGATTGATAAATGTAAGAGCTGAGAAATCAGCTCTTTTCCTATTTTGATAAATGGAGGTGAACCCATGGCGACACGAGGTAGAAAACCAAAACCTACAGCTTTAAAGGTTCTAGAAGGCAATCCAGGAAAAAGGCCTCTTAATAATAATGAACCCAAGCCAGAGAAGAAGGCACCAAGGTGTCCGTCATGGCTTGAACCTGAAGCTAAAAAAGAATGGAAGCGAATGGCTAAGACTTTAGAAGAAATAGGAGTACTGACTAAAGTGGATGCAGCAGCATTTGCAGGATATTGCCAAGCCTATGCAAGATGGAAGGAAGCTGAGGAGTTTTTATCAAAGCATGGCACTATTTTTAAAACACCATCAGGATATATTCAGCAGGTACCACAGGTATCTATAGCCCAGACTTATCTTAAAGTGATGAAGGACTTTTGTTCTGAGTTTGGACTTACTCCAGCTGCAAGGTCAAGAATAAAAGTCAACACTGAAAAAACCCAAACAGATGATCCAATGGAGAAAATGCTTAGGAAAGCTGGGAGGTTGTAATGAAATCAAAAATTATGTCTAACAATAGGTTTATAATGTTTGATAATGGATTATATTTTGAAGGCTTCACAAAAAAAGGTGAAGTTTTTTTATTTGATGCTTCAGATTATGAAACAGTAAAAAGATATACTTGGTATATATCAAAACGTGGTTATGTAACTACTAACGTAAAAAGAAAAGCAACCCCAATGCACAAAATACTGCTAGGTAATACTAAAGGGTTTGATGTAGACCATATTTCAGGAAATAAACTAGATAACCGAAGGTGTAATTTAAGAATATGTACCCATCAACAAAATATGTTTAATCAAAATATCAGAAGCACAAATACTTCAGGGTTTATAGGTGTTAGTTTAATGAAGAATACTGGTAAATATGAAGCTTATATTCATTACAATGGTAAAAAATATTATTTAGGTTTATATGATAATGCTGTTGACGCTGCTATTGCTAGAGATAGAGAAGCTATTAAGAAATTTGGTAGATTTGCACGTTTGAATTTCACAGATGAACATCTAACTAATACGGGGTGATGGCATGACAAAAGAATTACAATTTAAACCTACAAGATTTATGCTGCCTACATCTCATTATGATAAAGAAAGAGCGGAGTTTGTAGTTAAGTTTATAGAAAATTTAAAACATACTAAAGGAGAATGGTATAATAAACCATTTATTTTACTTCCATGGCAAAGAAAAATCATTCATAATGTATTTGGGATAATAAAAGAAAATGGTTACAGACAATTTACAACAACATATGTAGAAATACCAAAAAAGCAAGGGAAAACAGAGCTTGGAGCAGCTATAGCACTATATATGCTTACAGCAGATGGTGAGAGAGGTGCAGAAATTTATAGCTGTGCTGCTGATAGAGCACAAGCTAGTTTGATATATCAAGTAGCTATAGAAATGATTAGACTATGCCCAGCACTTCAAAAAAGACTTAAGATTATAGCTTCACAAAAGAGAGTTGTATATCCAGCAATGAATTCTTTTTACCAAGTATTATCAAGTGAAGCTTACTCAAAACACGGGATTAATCCACATGCTGTTTTATATGATGAACTACATGTGGCAGATAGAGAAATGTTTAACGTAATGACACATGGAGCAGCTGACGCAAGAAGACAACCACTAAACTTTTTAATTACAACGGCGGGGATAGATAGACACAGTATTGGATTTGAGGTGCATCAAAAAGCAGTTGATATTATAGAAGGAAGAAAAGTAGATCCTACTTTTTATCCTACAATTTATGCTGCAGCTGAAGATGATGACTGGACATCACCTGAAGTTTGGTATAAAGCCAACCCAAGTTTAGGAATAACAGTATCTGAAGAAAAAATGGCTATTGCTTGTGAAAATGCTAAACAAAACCCAGCTGAAGAGAACTTATTTCGCCAACTAAGACTTAACCAGTGGGTGAAGCAATCAGTACGTTGGATGCCTATGGATGTATGGGATAAGTGCTCCTTCGAAGTTAATCCTGAAAAACTAAAAGGAAGAATGTGTTATGGTGGACTTGACCTTTCAAGTAGTATTGATATAACAGCTTTTGTATTAGTTTTTCCACCAATACCAGGTGATGATAAATACTATGTATTGCCTTATTTTTGGATACCTGAAGAAAACTTAAAGCTTAGAGTTAGAAGGGACCATGTTCCCTATGATATATGGGAGCAACAAGGATTTCTAAAAACTACTGAAGGGAATGTAATACATTACGGATTTATTGAAAAGTTTATAGAAGAGCTAGGTACTAAGTACAACATTAAAGAAATAGCCTTTGACCGTTGGGGAGCAGTACAGATGGTGCAAAATTTAGAAGGATTAGGATTTACAGTAGTTCCTTTCGGACAAGGTTATAAAGATATGTCACCACCAACTAAAGAACTTATGAAACTAACCTTAGAAAAGAAAATAGCCCATGGTGGACATCCTGTTTTGAAGTGGATGATGGATAATATACATGTTAGAACTGATCCAGCTGGAAATATAAAGCCTGATAAAGAAAAATCAACTGAAAAAATTGATGGTGCAGTGGCTATGATTATGGCACTTGATAGGGCTATAAGGAATGAGGATAAGGAGTCTGTGTATGATGAAAGAGGGATTATTTTGATATGATATTCAATGTTTTAAAGATAATATTTTGGTATAATTATAAAAAAGATCGATGTAAGATTAGTATATATAGCTAAGAATAAAAATATTTTTCATTTTTATAAAGTAAAGATTATTGTAGAGGTTATGGAATTACTAAAGAACAGGGCAACTAAAAAAGAATGAGAGGTGAAAAATTGAAAAAATATAAAATTAATAATGTGGATAATAATGTAAAGGAAATGTTAGAGTATATTGATAATGTTGTAAAGGAATTAGATGTTACTATTGAAAAAAGAAATGATGGAGGATATATTGCTGTTGCAAACAGTTTGAGCCATTTATCAAAAAGGAGAAATGTATTCACATATTGGCCTACATCTGTATCAGTTAGATTAATAATATTAGGATTATTACCCTTGAAAACCTTTTATTCAGTTGAAGAAATGAGAAATGATAAAGTTGCTGAAAAAATCAGATCTAAGTATAATGAAATGGTAAAATAATGATACATTAAAAGAAGGAATTAAAGTTATTTAAAGTAATTTTTCTATGCGCAAAACCGAAGGAGGTGACTTTTTGAAAATACCCTTCATATCCAAATTAATAGAAAAAAGAAACTTAAGTCTTGATGATAAAATCAAGGCTTTTTTAATGTCCGAGGATATTGGATCTGAGTCTAATGCTGGAAAAAACGTATCTGAATATAACGCTATAACTTCAACAGCTGTTTATGCATGTGTTAGAGTAATTGCAGAAACTGTTGCAAGCTTACCACTACCTCTATATATTAGAAAAACTAAAGGGAAAGAAAAGGCTATAAACCACCCTCTGTACTATATTCTTCACGATTTGCCTAATGAAGAGATGACTAGCTTTTCATTTAGAGAAACAATGATGGCCCATCTTTTACTTTGGGGAAATGCATATGCAGAGATAGTACGAGATGGAGCAGGTAATATTGTAGAGCTTTATCCACTCCAGCCAGATAAGATGGTAGTGGAGAGGGATAAAGGAACTAAGAAAATTAGATATAAATATTTTATTGATGGCAAACAGATTATTTATTCAAAGGAGAAAATATTTCATATACCCGGACTTTCCTTTAATGGGATTACTGGAATATCTCCCATATCTGCTGCAAGGGAAGCTGTAGGATTAGCACTTGCAGTTGAAGAATTTGGTGCAAGATTCTTTGGAAATGGAGCAAGACCGGGAGGAATACTTGAACATCCAGGAGTTCTAAAAGACCCTGAAAAGCTTCGAAAACAGTGGGAAGAGGTATACAGAGGTGTAGGAAATTCCCATAAAGTAGCTGTACTAGAAGAAGGTATGAAATATCATGAAATAGGAATACCACCAGAGGATGCCCAGTTTCTACAGACAAGAAAATTTCAGATAAACGAAATATGTAGGATATACAGAGTACCTCCTCACCTTATTGGAGACCTAGAACATGCAACCTTTTCAAATATAGAGCACCAATCCATAGAATTTGCAGTTCATACCATAAGACCTTGGCTTGTAAGGTGGGAACAGGCTATTAATAAATGTTTATTAACTCCTAGTGAGAGGAAGAAGTACTTTGCTAAATTTACTATAGATGGGCTTTTAAGGGGAGATTTCAAAACAAGGATGGAAGGATACGCTATAGGTAGGCAAAATGGCTGGTACAGTGCTAATGATATAAGAGAATTAGAGGATATGAATCCAATTAGTGAAGAAAAGGGTGGAGATTTATACCTTATTAATGGAAATATGCTTCCCCTTAACATGGCTGGTGCCTTTGCAAAGACAAAAAATGATTCTAAGGAAGGTGGTGATATTGATGGAAATGGAGAGAAGGACCATAAATATGACGGAGCTAAGGGTGCAAAGTAAGCCTAATAGCGAAGATGAAGATAAAATAGTCAGAACTATCGAAGGTCATGCAGCAGTATTTAATGAGTGGAGTGAAACACTAGGTGGATTTTTCCCATACAAAGAAAGGGTACTAAAAGGAGCATTTAAAGATTCAATAGAAAAGGATGATATAAGGGCCCTATTTAACCATAATCCCGATTATGTCCTTGGTAGAAATAAATCAGGAACATTAGAGCTTAAGGAAGATGAAAAGGGACTTAAAGTTATCATTCATCCACCAGATACCCAGTGGGCTAGAGACCTCTTAGTATCTATTGATAGAGGAGATATTACCCAAATGTCCTTTGGATTTATTGTAGAATCGGACCGCTGGGGACTTGAAGATGGTATGGATGTAAGAGAACTTCACAAGGTAAAGCTTTTTGATGTATCACCAGTAACTTATCCTGCCTATCCTCAAACAGATGTAGGGGTCAGAAGCATGGATGAGGTCTTTAAAAAGCATAAAGAGGAAGAAAGACAGAAAAAAGCTATAAAAGCTAAAGAGAAGTTAGATTTATATAAAAGAAAAATTGAAATTTTAAGTAAAGTTTAAAGCACTTATCTGAAAAAAATCAGTAAGTGCTATTTTTATACCTAAAATTAAGGAAATGGAGTGATCAATTAATGAAAAACATAGCTGAAATGAAACAAAAAAGAGCAGAGCTTATAAAAGAGGCAAGAAATATTCTAGAAACAGTAGAAAAAGAAAATAGAACTTTAACCGATGAAGAAGAACAAAAACTGAAAAGTTTAAATGCAGAAATCGACAAAAGACAAACAGAAATTGAGTTTGAAGAAAGACAGCAAAGATTAGAAGCAGAACTTAATATGAGAGATTCAGAACCAGTAAGAAATGAGCCACAAAATTCAAACTTACCGCAAAATGAAGAAAGATTTAATAGCTTTGGTGAACAGATGATGGCAGTATATAGGGCTGCATCTCCTAATGGAAGAGTAGATTCAAGGCTAACAACTAGAGCTGCATCAGGGCTTTCTGAAAGTGTTCCAAGTGATGGTGGATTTCTAGTTCAGCAGGATTTTGTTTCTAAGCTTTTAAAAAGAGCCTATAATACGGGGGTTATTGCTTCAAAATGTAGAAAAATCCCCCTTAGTACCAATTCAAATGGCCTTAAAATTAATGCTATTAATGAAACAAGTAGGGCTAATGGCTCAAGATGGGGTGGGATACAAACTTACTGGGAAAATGAAGCTGATCAGTTTGTAGGTTCTAGACCTAAATTTAGGGTAATGGATTTAAGTCTTAAAAAACTTACTGGACTTTGCTATGTAACTGATGAACTTTTAACTGATGCAGCTGCCCTTGAATCAGTACTTATGCAAGGGTTTGCCGAAGAATTTGGATTTAAAATTGATGATGCAATCATAAGAGGAAATGGTGCAGGTCAGCCCCTTGGTATTTTAAATTCAGATGCCCTAGTAAAGGTGGCTAAAGAGTCAGGCCAAGCTGCAGGAACAATTACTGTAGAAAATATAGTGAAAATGTGGTCTAGAATGTGGGGAAGAAGTAGACAAAATGCAGTATGGCTTATTAATCAGGATGTAGAACCTCAGCTTTATACAATGTCCCTTGCAATAGGAGATGGTGGAGTTCCAGTATATATGCCAGCAAATGGTCTAGCTGATAAGCCTTACAGCACACTGTTTGGAAGGCCTGTAATTCCAATAGAGCAGTGTAGTAGTTTGGGAACTCTTGGAGATATTATACTTGCTGACTTTAGTCAATATCTTCTTATTGATAAAGGTGGTATTAATGCAGCTTCATCTATCCATGTAAGATTTTTATATGATGAAAGTGTATTTAGATTTATATATAGAGTAGATGGTCAGCCAGTTTGGGATAAACCACTTACTCCTTACAAAGGAAGTAGTAAATTATCACCATTTGTTGCTCTTGCAGATAGGTAATAGAGAACTTATAAATTAACAAACAGGGATGGCTTTGAGCTGTCCCTTAATTTAATAACTATAAAATTGGAGGGAATATAATGAATAGAACATTTCATATAAATACGATTTTACCACCAAAGGTTGATGCCTTTGCAGGAACAGTTACTACAACTCCAGTAGACCTTTCAAATTATAACCATGTAACCTTTGTAATTGCAACAGGTACTGGAGATACAGGAACCCAGACTATAACAGTTGAAGCATGTAGTGATGAAATAGGGACAGAAACTTCAGCAATTGAATTTAGATACAAAGAAGCTCTATCGGGAGATGATTTTTCAGATTATATTTTAGCTGATACAACAGGTTTTACAACAGCTGCAGGGGAAAATAAGACTTATGTTATTGAAGTAGATTCACAGGCCCTTGCAAAACTTGAATATAAGTATCTTAGAATTAAAGCTGTAGAAGTAGTAGATGCACCGGTAGAAGGAAGTATAGTTGCTATTTTAACCGGTGCAAGGTACAGTGATTAGTTATGGATATTAAAGTTATAGAAGAAATAGGACCTGATATAGTAACTCTTGAAGAAGTAAAGGGGCATCTTAGAGTAGAACATAGTGATGAAGATGCCTATATTACTTCCCTTATAAAAGTAGCTACTGAATACTGTGAAAATTTTACTGGAAGGTTTATAAAGCAAAGATTAGTTGAAATAATACTAAATGAGTTTCCGATTAAAGTAATAAAAATTTCTGTTTCACCAGTTTGTGAAATAAACAACATCTACTATACCAATTTAAATAATGAAAAAGTTTATATAGATTCTTTAGACTATACAATAATACTTGAAACGGAGCCACCGATTGTAATTCATAAAGACAGATGGCCAAAGGATGTAATAAATATTCCTGGGAAAGTTTATAAAATTGCAAAAAAATAG